ATGAAATTTATCATACAATGAATCACCTTTATGAGAGATGACGAATACGTTCGTATCATTCGAAAATGTTTGGAGTATTTTTAAGAATTCTTCTGTGCCTGAATTATCTAAGGATGAATCGAATATCTCATCCATGATAAGAAGGTTAGTACTAGCACTGTTGCGTAGTTTAGCAATAGCTCTCCATGTAAAGAGTAAAGCCAAATCAATCCTGAGTTTTTCACCTTCTGAAAAAGATTCATAGCTAAATTCATCCCTATATCTTGATTTTATCTTTTCTTCAAAGCTCTCATTCAATTCGAAGTTCACAAAAAAATCCATACTCGCTAGATATTTATTTATCAACTTATTCATGATAGGTATGTACTGCTTTATTATCTTTGTTTTAATACCATTATCTTTTAAGATAGATGCAGCAATCTCCTGCAAACTCTTTTTTTCTGCAATTTCATTCTTTTGTTGTATTTTTGCACTTATCTCGTTACTAAGTTCTTCTAAAACGCTTGCATCTTCTTCAATCTTCTTAGATTGATTTTTAATTTGAATAATATTGGTTTCTAGTGATTGTATGGTAGCTTTGCATATATTCATCTTCTGATATATGTCTAATACTTGTCTTGAAATTTTATTGATTTTGTCTTGTGTTTGATTTATTTCTGCTTCTCGCGTTAAGGCAGACTTTCTTTCTTCTTCAAGTTTTAACAAAGCTTCATCTATCTCGACGACTTGAACATTCTTTTCATCTATCTTATGAGTCTTAAATTCATCTTGTAAGTTTTGTTTACAAGTTGGACAATTATCATTGTCATGATAAAAAGATATGTCTTTTGCTATCTTTATTTTTTTATCAGTTAAGTTATCATACAGTTGTTGTATTTTTCTAAGACGAGAAAAGTTTTTATCTTTATCCGTAATAGTTTCATTCAGTACGTTGATCTCATCAGCAAGAGTTTGGTGTTCGGTTGAAAGCTTTGAATAAGTATCTTGCTCGATCACGATCTTTTCGTTATAAGAACCAATCAATTCTTCATTATTATTTTTGAGATTCTGGATGTTTAGCTTATGCATATCCATCTTTTGTTCAGATAAGGCGATCTGCATATCCATTAGCGCTAGATCTTCTTTCGTCTGCTGCATCTTTCCCTTGAGCAAAATATTCATCGTTGAAAAGATCTGTATGTCAAGAAGATCTTCGATGACTTCTCTTCTGTGAGCAGCAGGAAGTTGCATAAACGGAGTGAACGAAGCTGATCCTAATATAACGATTTGTGAAAAAGACTTGTGATTGAGCTTGAGGATGTGTTTTTCAAGAGTTTCTTGATACTCTTTCATCTCAGCGTTTTGGTTTACTAGTGTGCCGTTTTGATAGATCTCAAATACAGTCGGCTTCATTCCACGAATGATCTTATATTGTTTTCCGGAACTCTCAAACACAACTTCAACCATCATGTTTTTGTTGTTGATGGTGTTCATTAGCTGAGGTTTATTGATTTTTCTAAATGGCTTGCCATACAACGCAAATGACAAAGCATCAAGCATTGTTGATTTGCCCGATCCGTTTTCACCTACTATCAACGTTGTGTTATTTCTACACAGATCTATATGTGTAAAATTATTACCGGTACTTAAGAAGTTTTTCCAACTTATTTTTTTAAAGTAAATCATTTTTATTAAATTATTAAGAAGTTAGTGCGCTATTGAAAGCTATACTTAGTCTTTCGGGGCTGTTTGCATCTAAAGTAGGTTCAATATAATGTTCTAAAAAAGAAGGAAAAATGATCAGATCACCAGTTTGTGGTGTAAACGTTAAGGCTGGTCTTGTTAAAGTAAGTGAAGATTGGGTTTGACTTAGAAGTTTTTCATCATCTTCATTAATGAATAAAGACCAAAAATAAGTTTGTAATTGTGACACATTAGTTATCATAAAATTGCAACAACCACTTGGCGCCAATGGATAATATACTGCGCTCAATAAACTTCTTTCATGAATATGTGGATCACTAAAACTTTGTCCTTTTTGGTAATTAAACCAAAATTCAGATACTTTTAGATAATTGTTTTTAAATACTCCTATTGATTCTCCAATGGTATTCAACACAAAATCAACTTCTTTCAACAGCGAATCTACTATTCTACTATTACACACTAGATTAGATGCAGTAGAATAATACGGCTTATTGTTTTTAATTTTTAATGAAAAATGATCTTCTACGGATCCTGGGCCACACCACTTATCATTTAAGTTCAATGATAAAGAAGAAACTATTTGTTTCAGATAGTCTAAAAATTTATCATTATCAAGAGTTAATTGTGTTTTCCAAAATGGAACGGCAAATAAACTTTCACATACTATTTCCATAATGTTGTTACTCTATTGTTAAAGCTTCAGAATATAAATCTTTGAGTAATGACGCTAACCCCTTAACGTTCTTAGCATTAAACTGTTCTGCATATTTGTTTAATAGCGTCAACGTATCTTCTGCGTCTTTGAGTATGTCGTCATCGATTTCTAGATTCAAGTTCAAGTGATCTTCGACTACTTGAAGATCTGCGACACCTGCTTTTTCTATCTTGTCTATGAACATATCAAAAAGATGTGGATTTGATTTGTTTTTGATGATGACTTTAACGACGCAATTCTTATACTGATTATAATCTGGCATCAATATATCTTCAAGGGTTAAGTTTGAATCATTATAATGTATCTTGTGGAAGATCTTATTAGGATTCTGCACGAATGTAAGTTGACGTGTTTTGGTATCGAATACATGAAATCCACGCGGATCATCGTAGTCTGACCACGTCATCTCATACGGAGCACCTAAGTAATGTATGTTGCCGCGGCTTGATTTATGATGAAAGTGACCTGAGCATACCATATCAAATTTATCAAACAAGCTTGATTCGAAGCCATGATCGTTTGGTTGCCCCTTGTACATCTCAAAGCCTTTGAGTTCAAGATGGCCAAACAGCACCTGCGCATCTGTGTTAGATACCATGTCCATACACCTCTGATAGTTCTCCGTACATATCCAAGGCATCAACAGTATCTTACAATCCAGATTGATTTCAATTGGTTCTGATACGTATGTAAATCCTGCTCGATCTCCATAAAGCACGTCCATAGAATTCACTTCATTTGTATTCTTATAGAAAGTATCATGATTACCAATCAACGCATACAAGAACTTGTTCTTTTGACGAATAGGTTCAATAAAGTCTTTCTTAAAATTATTAGCTGTGACAAAGTTGATGTACTTTCGGCGATCAACGATGTCGCCCAAATGAATGATGAAGTTGATGTTGTGCTCATCTAGATAAGGAAAGAACACATCTCGATAGAATCGAGAAATATGTTCAGCAAATATAGGACTATCGTTGCGGCAGCCCCAGTGTGTATCAGTTATCAGTGCTATCTGAGTCATTCACTATCTCTTCTTCTAACACATGAAGATCTTCTTCTATGAACTTCTCGATTCCAACGATCTTCTTCTTTTTCTTTTTAAAGTTGGCTTCTTCAAAAGAACGAACGAAGTCATTCATGTGTTCATTTTCAAAGAACGTTTGTTCTGTTTGTTCGTTGTACTCACTCTGCGTAGAAAGCTCGTTATGAATCATTGATCTTTCTATAAGTTTATGCTTGGTGTATAGGTGCTTCTTTTCACGAGTAATTCTTCTAATGAAAGCAAAGTATACAATCTGAGTGATGTAGGCGAACGGGTTACTTGATTTTTCTGGATCAAAATTATCTATATACATCAAACAATTTTCAATGCCATCGCTGATCATCTCTTCTTTAAATGGATAGTTGATGAAGTTTGGGCGATTTGAAAGCTTATTTGCTATGAGCAATATACACTCTCCTACATAGTTAGAGAGCCTTGGTTTTTTCTTATGATTCAGCTTAGCTTCTTTAACAGCTTCACGATGAATGATTAGTTCTTCTAGTAATTTTTTATTGTCGACGTAGTGTGCTGTTTTCATTAGTGCTTCTTATCAGATTTCATTAGAGACTCCCAATAGTCCAAAGTTTTTTCATATGGATCTTTGTCCTTACGACTAATGCTACCAGTTTCAACTACGTCTTTGATGACTAACTGAGCTGATTTCATTCCCTTAATCATATCATCTTCAATAAATTTCTTATTATAATCTATCATCGTAGTGTAGTAATCAACCATTACTTTTTGGGGTTCATACATAGTAATGATGTGGTTCTTTTCGATCGCTACTGCTTTAGTTTTTGATAGCAGAGCGTATGATCTGAGGAAGACGATACTAGCTCCATTATCAAGAGTAGTCGTCAAGATAGTCATGGGTGACTCGATCATGGCGATGTTTTCATTTGAATCTGCGTCTTGGTTGACGATCTTACCGATTATGTCTTGACCGTTTGTAAGTTTTATGATTGAGTATTTACTCATGTTAGTTTTACCGGATACATCTTATATTCAAACCTTTCGTCGTTATAGATCTTTACGCGTTCTATGAAGTGCTGTAGACTGTAATTTTTTCTTGAGCTATGCGTCATGTCGTCGGCGATATCAAACAGTATACAGCCGTTCTTATTTTCACCTAACCTAAGCCCACGTCCTATGGACTGTAGGTTCCTGATCCTTGATTTAGACGGCGAAGCAAAGATGATGTTGTGTAAGTTCTTTATGTTAACACCTGTAGAAAACGTTCCGTAAGATGCTATGATGATTGAGTTGTTCTCCATCTCCACCAACATTCTTATGTTTTCACGATCTTCTGCCTCAACTCCGCCATGGACAAAGTAGACCTTTCGACCTGTCTCAACTTCATCCTGAATCATCTTATGGAGTATATTACCATGTTTCTCAATATATTGGAATAGCAGGAGTGTATTTCCTTTCAGAGAAAGTGATAAGTTCTTGATGAACTTGTTTCTTTTGTCAGATGCAACTAAGAAGTCTATCTCTTCCTTGTACTTCTTCTTAGCAACCAGCTTACACTCATCTTCTGGATACCTCAACACAAGACACTTGATCTTAAATTCCGATAAGTGTTTTTGGTCGATGAGCTCCTTCGTCGTTGTTACCCTTTTGACAGGTCCAAACAGCCCTTCAAGCACAAGCTTGTGTGTCTGTGTTCCATCCAGCGTTCCCGTAAATCCAAAGCGATACTTACACTGCGTCATCTTTGATAAGATGTTTGTCAAAGACTTTGCTTTGAACAAGTGCGCTTCGTCACCGATCACGACGTTATATCTTGAGAACCACTTATCAGGCATCTTGTAGACTGACTGCCAAGTTGTTATGACTATAGGTTTATCAGTATCCTTGTCTTTGCCCGAATGGATGATGTGACAGTACTTCTTTGAATCGAATCCATATGATTCAAAGTCGGTGAACATCTGGTGAACGAGAGAAGTGGTGGGGACGATCAGTAAGATCTTACTCCTTGTAAACCTATACCATTTTATCAAGAGGTAGATGATCAGTGATTTACCTGAAGCGGTAGGAGATAAGAGAAGCGTGCGGTGATTACGTACGGCATGAGCAAAGGCTTCTACTTGATAGTCTCTTGGTTGCAACTTAAGACTAAGAGTATCTATGTACTCCTTTGCCTCGTGTAAAGACATCTCAAACTTACTGTTGTCATAGAGGTACTCTACTTCATACTCACGTTCCTGTGCAAACTTCTCAACGTAGTCCATGAGACCAGTGTACAGCAACCGTGTGGAGGTGTTGAACAGGTGTATCTCACCGTTCCAGAAACCGGATCGATACTCCGGCATGAACTGGTAGCCTGGGACTTTAAAAGTAAAGTATGAGTCTAATTCCTTGGCTAAGGATGGTTCACACCTTATCTTATTATGCACCTCATTGACTTTTTCAATGCGTATTAAATCCATTATGCTCCAACTTTAAACTTTTCCCAATCTATAGCCGACTTGATCTGGTAGCCTCTTGAGTTCAAGCTCTTGATTATGTTTTCTACGAGGTCGATCTTTTCTTTCTGAAGATCCATCTTAAGCCTAGCCTCAGCAACGTCTTTATCGCTGTCTAAGTATAT